CTCGGTCAAAAAGTATCAAGCCATGCAAAACGCCGTCTGCTCGGATGGTCGTGCAAGAGGAATGTTTCAGTTCTATGGTGCAAATCGAACAGGTCGAGAGGCTGGTCGTATCATTCAGCTGCAAAACCTGCCACAAAATCACCTTCCCGATTTGGAAGATGCACGGGAGCTTGTGAAGTCTGGTGATTTAGAAGCAGTAGAACTGCTGTATGAAGACGTTCCGGACTCGCTCTCACAGCTGATTCGGACGGCGTTCGTGCCAAAGCCCGGCTACAAATTCCTCGTGGCAGATTTCTCGGCGATTGAAGCAAGAGTCATTGCATGGCTTGCCGGTGAAACGTGGCGAATGCAGGCGTTCGCAGACGGCAAAGACATCTACTGTGCCTCGGCTTCTAAAATTTTCGGCGTGCCAGTAGTCAAGCACGGCATCAACGGACACTTACGGCAGAAAGGCAAGGTCGCAGAATTGGCATGTGGCTACGGCGGCTCGGTCGGAGCAATGAAAGCCATGGGTGGATCGGGAATGTCTGATGCGGAACTGAAACAAATCGTGACGGACTGGCGAACGGCTTCTCCACACATTGTGCAGTTGTGGTGGGATGTAGAAAATGCTGCCATCAAAGCTGTGCGGGATAAAACCGAAACAGAGACCCACGGCATTCACTTCTCTTATGAATCCGGTTTTCTGTTTATCCGCCTGCTGTCCGGCAGACGGTTGGCATATGTCAAGCCACGCATCGGTGAAAATCGCTTCGGCGGTGATTCTATCACCTATGAGGGCATTGGCACGGGCAAAAAGTGGGAACGCTTGGAAACTTACTCCGGCAAGCTGGTCGAAAACATTGTTCAGGCGACCGCACGGGATCTGCTCTTCTATTCCATGCAAACGCTATCACAATACTTCATTGTCGGTCATATTCACGATGAAATGATCATCGAATGCCCGAAAGATACAAAGCTGGATGAGATCTGTCAGCAGATGGCGAGAACACCAGACTGGGCAAAGGGACTGTTGCTTCGGGCAGACGGATATGAATGCAGCTTTTACAAGAAAGATTAGGAGGATTCCATATGTTTTACATCAAAGAAAACTTGAATGACACCACCAGTATCTCCGTGGAGATCAACAACGAAAACGTATACTGCCATTGCCCGCAGTGCGGTGCAGAAGTGCCGGTTGATCTGAGTATCTTCTGGGCAGCAGAAAACTTTGACATTTTCAGCAGTGCCGTTTACTGCGATGCCTGCACACTGAAGCGGCTGAAAGGAGCACTGCATGAATCTGTATAACGCTGAGGGGTACATTGATCTCACTGCTTATGAAGCACTGAGCCGTATTGAACGAGAGGAACGCAGGGCGAAAAAGGCTGCCGCTTATCGACCGCTGGTATACATCTGTTCTCCCTATTCCCACGGCTGCATCAATGACAATATCGAAAACGCCAGACGATACAGCCGCTTTGCAGTAGATACCCACTATGTCCCTATCGCTCCCCACTTGCTGTTTCCGCAATTCATGGATGACAGTCTGGGCGAAGATCGTCAGACAGCGATGTTCATGAATTTGGTACTGCTGTCAAAGTGTGCCCAGCTGTGGGTGTTTGGTTCTGTGCGGTCGGAGGGTATGCAGCAGGAAATCAAATGGGCGAAGCGGCGACATATGACCATTCGGTATTTTACAGAAGAACTGGAGGAAATAGAGTAATGTATCAATTCCCACAAATGCTGCAAAAATTGATGGCGTGCCATCCAACGTACCGCAGAAGAATTACACAAAAAGAACTGGCTGAACATGTTGGAGTTCGACCGCAAACAGTCTCTCTGTACCTAAAAGGTGAAACGGCTCCTTCGCCGAGGCTTTTGTTAAAAATGGCGGATTACTTGTGCGTGTCGACAGATTATTTATTAACGGGGCAAGAGGGCGAACAGTCTGGGGATGTAATTACTATGGACTCTTTGCGTGATATACAAAAGCAAGTGTGCGGAATTATGAGTCAGACAAATACGCTGATTGCAGAACTGGAGGCAAAGAAATGAAATTTACGCTTTATACTGCTACTTGTCGTGAAAACGCAAAAAATATCAAATATCCGAATGATGTAGAGGTAATTGACGGGGAAAGTTTGAAGTCTGCGGTGCAATTTGACCATGTTTCTGCAAAATTCACGGATGATAAAAGGAGCAATGCCAGCTTTATAGAGAGCGATTGTCTGATGTTTGATTGCGACAATAGCCATTCTGAAAACCCAGAAGATTGGGTTACACCTTTGGAACTGGCATTGACATTTCCAGACGTAGCATTCGCAGTTGCCTATAGCAGAAATCACATGAAAAACAAGGGAAACAGAATCGCACGTCCTAAGTTTCATGTCTATTTTGAAGCAGATAAGGCGTTGTCTGTCGAAGGACGATTGCATCTGAAAAACGAGGTGCGAGAATACTTTCCATACTTTGACGAAAAGGCACTGGACGAGGCACATTTCTTTTTTGGTGTGGAGAATCCAAAAGTGGAATGGTATCAAGGCAATCTGACGCTTACTGAATTTTTTGAAAAAGATGCTTTTGCAGAATGGGATGCTCAGACAGAATGGATTCAAGAGGGCTCCAGAAACAGCACAATGAGTCATATTGCCGGAAAACTGATCAAGCGTTATGGCAATACAGAGGCAGCGTATCAATTGTTTCAAAAGGCAGCAGAAAAGTGCAACCCGCCACTGGCAGAATCAGAACTGCACATGATTTGGCAGAGTGCAAAAAGCTTCGGAAAGCGAGTATCCAAACAGGACGGATATATTGCTCCAGAGTTGTACGGGCAGATGTATCGCCTGCGACCAGAGGACTATTCTGACATCGGGCAAGCGAAAGTTTTTGCTGGGCAGGTACAAGGAGAACTTGCCTATACAGATGCAACCGAATACTTATGCTATCTGCAAACACACTGGGTAGAGTCAAAGCAGACAGCAGTCGGCAGATGTGAAGCATTTCTGGACAAGCAGCTGGAAGAAGCAGAACGGACACTGGAAATGACACACAAGATGCTGCTGGACAGCGGAGTAGATGCTGAAACAATCTCCAAGGGCGGAAAGGTGCTGGAAAAAGCCGTGGATGATGTCAGCAGAAAAGCGTA